AGGCTGGAAAGTATTCTTCCAACTCAAATTCTTCGTAATAGTCATCTTCAAAGAACTGCTCTTCAAAAAAAAAATCATCAAACGCTAAATAATCATCTTCCATTTTAAAATCTTCTTCCTCAAAGATTTCAGGATTGAATGAGTATTCAAAGTCTATGGTTTCTGGTATGAATGTTTGTTCTTCATAATACAAATCTTCAAAGTATAAATCTTGTAAATCATCTTCAAAGGTGTCTATTATGTTTTCAACTTCTGCTAGTTCGTCTTGTCCAGGACAAGTAGGTGGTGTCTTTTCGTAGCAATGAGTTACTGTAGTAACAGTAGTTGAGCTTAATGCAGAATAACTAAGTCTTAAATCGGGTTGTATAATATCTGGTCCACTGTGGCCGTTGTTCCAATTACCTGCAGCATTATCTATATCAAATGTAAATCTTGTAGTTAATGTGCCATGTGAGTTTTCTGCATCTGGTGCAATAACTAAAGTATTAGTATGAGAATTAAATTGATTATTATGATTAGTTGTATCTTGTAAAATTATACTTTGAGTAGTTGTATCAATACCGTTTGTTGCAGTTTGACGCATCTCAATAGTGCTTTCCCATTGATTCCACCAGCGTACTTTAGCGGTTAGTGTTGAAGTTAAACCTTGTTGCAATTCTTGTTCGGTTAAAATGTCTTGAGAGTTTACAGTAGATTCTGCATACTTACCATCTTTGCCTGTAAGATAAATGTTTTCATTTATGTCTGATGAGTCAGGAAACATATCTCCTGTCCAAGTACCATCATTCCATTGTTGTGATAATAAATTATTAGTGACTACAGGATTACCTGTTGTAATAGTTTCGATTACTGTAGTATCTCCTGCGTGAGGTGTATCTTCAAGGGTTACAGTTTCACTATTCGCTACCGAGTTGAACAGGATTACCATTGCCATCAACAATATAGGCTTCCTTATCATCCATTGCCTCCGTAATCTGTGAATCTACTTCCTCCATATATCTAAGAGCTTTTGTATATTCCTCATAGTCTGGTCTTTGTTCATCATACTTATTCCACTCGTCTAGGGCATCTCCTCCTATTTTACCGTTGAAAGGGCAGGGAGTTCCTGCGTGAGCCATGGCAGAAAAAACTCTTGCGTCTTGACATAAAATACTAACTGCAGCAACTTTCATATTAAAATCAAAAAGCAGTTTAGATAATTTCATTCTTTCACAATTCATATCTCTTTTTGTGATACCTATACTTCCACCTATTAAAGGTTTCTGTATTCCAATCCCAACGCCCACAGTACAAAGGTCTTGCGACATGGCTGATATTCCTGGAGCAGATGCTGATGGTACAGTACGTGTATCGCCAGTATAAGAATTGTTGTTTGTTGTAGAAGTGCTTGTGGTGTTAGATGAACTGCCTGATTGATATGTTGTGCTAGAAGTGCTTTCGTATCCACCCGTGATAGCCGTATTGGACCCTGTTGAGTTTACCTGATCGTTTGTCGTGGCTCCTGTATTAGTAACATCTGCCATTGCGTTATCAAACAATGCACCAAATACAAACAGCATTGCTATGGTTACGCATACGATAATAAATATATTTTTCATATCTCTTGTCCTGGTTTTTTTGGTTCACTCGAGTATCGACTTTCACAAAAAAACTCATACCCTTTCATATCTCCCTTTTGATTATGGTTATCAAAAAGGTCTAATGTGAGTTGAACTTTATTGTGAAATAAAAACTCTTGGCAAGTAGGTACGGAATCAAATGTAGCTTTATCGTATTGTGTATAAATAACTTGTTCAGAACTACTGAAGAATAGCATTGCGGTAATTATGAAATACATTCACAATTATTTCTTTTTAATCATTTTAGCTGCTGATCCTACGCCCTTAATTCCAAATGACGCTGAGATAGCAATGTATAATAGGTGTTGGTAATATTCAGGAAGCTCCTGTAGAGCTATGAACCCACTTTTTACAAACTCTTGACAACCAGGAATAAATACGAGAACAGCAGGTAAAAGTAGCACCACTAAACTTACCTCGTCCTTCCACGATCCTTCCATCTGATTGACTGCTGATGCTTCCCAAGAAACTTTACCTGCAATCTGTTGTTCTTTAAGTGCAGTAGCAGCTTTAATTTCTGTAAGTTTTGCTTCTGATTTGGCTTTCTTCGTTTCTATTACGCCTTTAACCATATCACCAGCAACCCCTAAAAGAGGTTTTATCAACATTTGTAACATAATATTTCCTTATAAGTTTTGGATAATGCCGCTTAGTTCTAAGCAACGAGCTGGAGTTTGTTTGTTCCAGCGTGAATCTCTCATCTGTGCAGCAGCTTCTTTGAAGTCGCATTTGCCAAGTGCAGTAAACATCTTCTTAAATTTGCCTACTCCTGCTTGTCCTAGCTGAAAACACATTTCCGTTAAAACGCCTGTTATAGCGTGTTTTTTGGGTTCAGGTAGCTCCGACCATTCAGTGTTCTCTAAATGTTCTCCTATGAGCGAATTTGCCCCATTAAACGCCTTTTCAAAGTCGTTATTAAATAGGTTTTGCCACCCTTCCTCAGATTTAGGTACTTCCTCACCATCTAATATCTTATGACCCCAGCCACCAGTAAGGTGTCCTTCGGTACAATGATAAGGCTCTAACCTATAGCCTTCGTGTGCTTTTATACGTTCTTTAATATCGTTCATTTATTCTTCTCTTTGATAGTTCATAGTTTTGTGGATTTATTTCAATACCAATAAAATCTAAATTATGTTCTTTACATACAACGCCAGTTGTTCCACTACCCATAAAATTATCTAAAACTGTATCATTGGGTTTTGATGCAACTTTTAAAATTCTTTCTACTAAAGCAGTAGGCATTTGGGTTGGATGCACTCTTTCACTTTTTTTTATATTGTGTGGCACATACCAAACACTTGATAGCGGATCGTGTATGTCTGTTTCCTGGTTTAAATAAATATCATCACCCTTTGATAAATGATAAATAATCTCATAATCTAAATGAAACCTAGATTTTGTGCTGTCAAATGAACCCGCATACTTCCAAATAATAAAAGATTTAAAATTTAATTTTTGAAAACTTTCAGAAAATTCAATCCAATGTGGCGTTCTCAAATTTTTTTTTAGCGTTTTGCTCTTAATGTTTAAAAAGATTTGTCCGTTGTTTTTCAATATTCGGTAATACTCGGTAAACACTTTATCTAAAAATTCTAAATAAAGTTTTAAAAATAACACATCTTTATTTTTTGCAACATATCCTGCACCAGTTATATCCTCATAAGGTGGGCTAGTTATAATTAAATCTATTGAATTGTCTGGTAGTTTTGACATTTCATCTAAACAATCTCCAAGTATTAATTTCATTTAGAATTGTTTATTGTTCACTTAATAGTATATCCCTGTGGTTGTGTGGATAAATTGGGTACTTTTTCAGGTTGATTGCCTAAAAGAATATCGTCTAAATTTTTGTTTAAATACCACACCACCGAACCAATAATGCTATCTCTTGTAAAAGTTTCTGAAATTTCTTTTAAAGAACACCCATATTGTAAAAGTAAAGATACTGCTTTTCCAGAGCTTCTAAGCTCTCTGTCTAGTGTAGATTCTGATTTTTTTGTTTTTACCCATACTGCTACTGGTAAAATACCAGACTCAGACACGTCATAATCTATTGTGGAAACTATAGGCATAGCGTCAATAAGCATACGCACATTAACGGATCTCATCCTGTTAGGCACTTCCATTCTCGCCACGCTACTCATAGTCCCTTTCTATAATCATTTCCAAATAATGTATAGCCTTTTTTATATCTTCTTTTTTACCCTTAAATTTGTGCCTACATACGTACTTTATGACGTTGCCTTCAGCATAGGGTAAATTGTTAATATTAATAAACTCTGCAGGTTGGATTATAAACCTTTTGTAGTGATCTCCACTTTCTTGTCGGTCTAATGTTTTCACGGACAGATTTTATTCCATCTCCCACCTTTATTCAATACCATTGGTAAAAGTTTTGGTTGGCTATCTATGATTATTCCACAACCTATAATAGGTCTATCTTTAAATACTTTGTCATACGCAAAAGCCAATGCGTCTTTGTCAATCAAACATCCTACTTGCATAGCCCATAAAAGTGATGATGGATTTCCCCAATAGGAAATGCCATACTTGGTATGAAAATGCCCTTGAACATAACAAGTGCCTTGCTTTTGTCCTACTGCTAAAATGTTTGCTGATTTACCGTGATGAAAGTGTACGTCATTGCCATCAGGTAATTTTATTGTGAGTTCGTTGTGCCATTTCCAACCTTTGCCTACTTCAAGGACCTCGTTGTAATCTCGCATATAGGCTTTAGGTAGTCCTGCTTTAAAAGCTCTACGGTATGCCAAGCTTCCGTGATTGGAATGTAAGACATCTACCTTGCTCCATAGTTTTTCAATGGCGTGGATTGTTTCTCTTGCTTCGTATAACTCATCTCCTGCACTCGGTAAGTCAGGGTCTTGACCGTGAAAGTTTAAACCGTGTTTATCAGTTTCATCACCTATGTGTACTACACGATCAGGTTTGTATTTTTTTTTAATTGCAGTTAAAAAAGGAATTAAATCTTCGTGATGATAAGGACAATGGGTATCTGAAATAATCAATATACATCTATTTGACATACTTGAGTTTTATTTGATTTGCACAAGATGTGCAATACTACATAATTGAACGAATAATTATATATAGCATTTGAACAAAAACAGTCGTACCTATAAACCATACCAATGCTCGTAATTGACGCATATCTCTCTCGATATGGGCTAGGTGATTATCCTTGAGGGTAGTGAGCTTATTATCCATAAGCTCTAGTTTACCCTCAATGCGAATAATTGCTTCTTTATTTTGCTGTTCCATTTGCTTCCTTAGATTCTTCTTTTGTTTCCTCTTTTGGAAGTTCAGCTTGAAGTTGTGAAGTCCAATAATTTGCTACTATATCTAAATCAGCTTTTTGTTCGCCAACTTTAATTAGTTTTTGGTAAATAGCCTTACCTTTATTAGATAGTGTAGTTTCATCATAGTCTTTATTGTTTAATGTAAACATATTAGCCCTCCAATGCAGCTACTTTAGTTTCTAAAGTTTCTATACGGGTTTGTGCTTCTTGTAAAGCCTTGATAGCTTTCATGTATAACACAGAATAAGAAACTCCTTTAACTTTTTGTTTTACCTCTTTGACATCACCAATTTGTTTAGTAGATGGTGTTTTAATATCACCAACATTTTTATCACCATCAATAACTTCCTGACTATCAGCAGTATATAAAACTGCGTCTTGAGTTTCAGAATCATCTTTAGTCCAAAGTGTTCCAAATGATGCGTCAGAAAGAATATCAGCAGGAGTTGGGTCAGACTCTTTAATTAATTTGTCCATACCTGCATCCTCTAGCTCTTGTGCAATAACACCTATTTGCTCCCAAGCTTTGTCACCATATTGACGAACATCATCTTTCTTTTTATAGTTTCTAACCTTAACCGCCTTGATATCATCCCATTGTGAATTACTATCTCGTATATCTTGTTTAATTCTTTCATCAGATATTGAGCCATAAGAATTATCGTGATTTTTCACATCGCCATCAGAATAAATAAAAAATCTGTTTGCAACAGTATCAGCACAGTAAAAAAAGTGATTACTGTTATCGTCAGGTGCGTAACCAAAGTTAATTAACTGTCCGAATATATTTCCACTGGTTAAAGTGTTTCGTACACTAAAAATAACATCATTTTGTGCATCTCTTACATCAACAGTATGAGAAGGAGCAGAGCTGTTGTTGCCTATACCAATTCTATCAGTACCACCATCTAGATAAAGCATATTTACATAATTATTAGACTCTATTCTGAAGTCTACATCATCTGAATCTTCATTAACAATAACTGTACTTGATGTTAGTTTCATAACATGATTAGCACCTGCAAAAAATTGTAAAATGTCACCAGTATTATTATAAAGAATTTGTCCAATGTTATCGTCACCGCTATCACCAAAAGCTAGTCTTACAAAACCATCTGTTGCCGCAAGAAAAGATATGCCGCAACCTTCACCGCTAGTTCCATGTTCTATAACAAGTTGATTTGCATGAGCGTCAACTGAAGAAGATCCACTATCACTTTCTTTAATATGTAATCCAATTCCTAAATCTCCTTCTGCTCCAATTCCTACAACATCATTACCACCACTAACAAATAACATATTAGCATTACCATTTGATTCTACTCTAAAATCTAAATCGTCAGAATCTTCATTAATAACAACAGCAGTATCAGTAATTGTTACTTGGTCATCGTTAGATGAGGATTGGTCATCAATACCTGCTAATGAACCACCAGCATAAGTTTTAAGTCTTGACGCTGCTACTTTACGGTTTGTACCTCCAGCACCATTATCAATAATAAATAAATCCGCATCCACAATCGCTTCGCCAATGTCTGTAGCTCCGTCAATGTCCAAATCAGCCACAGCTATTGAACCATCAGGAAATACTGGTGCTTGTGAAAAAGTTACTACACCATCACTTGCGATTGCTATTGAATCTGTATCTGATGCAGAACCTATATTACCAGCATCAGGTATAATAATATTTCCTGTACTAGTTATACTTGTAGCTGTAAGAGCTTGTGCAGCAATTGTACTTCCAGATTCAGCAGTAAATGTATTGGCTGTGATTACAAAGTCTTTTGCACCTGCAACGTAAATGTCGATAGTATCGTCCGTAGGAGCTTCGATATATGTATCGCCATCGTCATCAAGAATTACTCGACCACCAAATGCAGCAGTATCTATACCAAGTTCGACTTTTGTAGGAGTACCAGAAGCCAAAGAGATACCTGTAAGGTTTACAGTCTGAGTTGTGGATGAGTGTGAAGAAGAGGCAATTGTGCCTTCTACTACATTAGCACCACCATCAGTAATTCTAATCTTCCTTCCTGCGAAATATACGGATGATATATCAGAAGAAGATGTGATAGTGATGGTATCAGCATCACTCCTTGCGACAGTATATGTGCCATCGCCATCTCCAAACTCGAAATATCCATCTCCAATTTGTTCGTACATATCTCTAATATGTCCCATTAATTCTCTTGCAGCATTATTGACATTACTTGGTGCCATATTTTCTGCAAAGTTCACCGTCATATTGGCAGTATTACTACCTGCAGTTGAACTAAATTTTCCTACGCCTGTTCCAGCCATTTTATTTTCCTCCTAGTTAATTATTTAAAGGTTTGTTTCCTTTAATCTTCTTTTAAATTAGTTATTTTAGCCGCTTCGTTTGCTAATATTGCAAATGCTGCGTTAGTTGCTTGTGATATATCCATGTTTTTGTGACCAACAATAAAATCTTTACCTTTTTTTGATGTTAATATTCTTCCAATACCTATGTTAATCAACAATGATTTAATTGCAGATCCTTTAAATTCTTTGGCTTGAGCTACAATTGCTGCTGATTCTAGGGATGCACCAACATCTGCTGCACTGTTTACAAAAGGTAAAACATTTTCAATATTTTTTAACATTTTTATTTCTGATGGATCTAATATATCTAAAAGACCTTTCCTTTCGTAATTTGATAAAACTTTAGAGTATCTTGCAGGGTCTACTACATTGATACCAGCAGAAGCTCCTGTTTGAGCTGTTGATGTTGAGTTGGCAAAAATATTGTCTATTAAACCAGCTCTAAATTTAGTCATTGTAGTTTGGTCAAATTGTTTGACAGCGTTTTGTACTAACTGTCCTGCTTGTGGATTTGATAAAACTTGATCTATAAACGGTTGTGCAAATTTAGCATCGGATATTTTTGTTAAATTATTTTTTTGTATTTTGTATATATTGTTTACAGCTTTTATAAAATTTTTAGACTTGCCTTCAAGTATTGCTTTTATTGATTGTTGGCTAGTATTTTTAATATATCCTAAGTTGTTACTGTTGTCTAAAAATTCTGCTATAAAAGCATCTTGAACTCTAGCCCAATCAGCTCTTGTTTTAATACCTGCTTCACCGCCTGATCCTAAATAAGGTTTACTTGTTTTGTAATAAAATGCTTTTTTAGCTTTGTTAATTAAAGTAGGACTGTCTAGTTGAAACAATCTTTGTGCAATAATTTCTGGAGTATCTTTACCTATAGAGTTAAAAAACATTAACTCATCAAGTGTATTAAATCGTTTTCTTGCTAACTTGTTTGCATTTTGCCATGCTTTTAAAAACTTTTTATCTGTGCTTTGCACATCTTCTAATGTATTAACTACTGCGGATCTAAGTGATTTTGCTTGAGTCTGTGTGTATTTACTATAATCACCCTCTCTTGCAATTGTTAAAGGATAAATTCTTTCTCGAAAAGCATTTAATATTTGAAAATTGTAATTTGCATCAGGAATAGACAAAATTTCATTAACTACTTTTAAAAGTTCCGTTTCTAAAGGTTTAACATTTATGTCCTTACCTTTTTCGTTCACAGCTTGAACACCTTGTTTTAGCTTAGCTGCTTGAGATTTAAGGTTGCTTATATCATATAAAATGTCATCTCCTTTAAGAATTGATTTTGCAGCAGCATAAGCTGATCCTACTTTTACCTGACTAGCGTTTTCATATTGACTTATTGCTTTTAATATTTCGTTACCTGCTTTTTGCGTAGATACAAATTCTCCTCTTTGCATCAGTTTTATTGCATCGCCCATAGCTTTTTGTTCGATTTTTGTAACCTTATTTACTAAATCATCATAATTAGTTGGATTAATGTTTTTCATGTAAGCGTTTATCTGCCTTCTTTGTGCTGATACTGCATCACTAATAGAACCTGTAGTGCCTTCAACTTGACCTTGTAATTTTCTAATAAATGGACTTGTTACTAATTGTCCAACTGTTAGGTCGTCATATATACCTATATCTTTCGCAGATTGTTGTCCTATTCTTGCTTCAGGGCTTACTTTAGCTAATCCTCCACCTTTAAAAGCGTTTGTCAATCTTTGCACCAGATGACCTACAGCACCTCCACCAGCCTCAATAAAACCTGTTACCAGAGGTCTTTGTACGTATGCCTCCATAGCCGTTTCTTTTTGTATTCCAAATACTTCTTGTATAGCTTGGTTGGTAATTTCAGTGCCTGAGCCTGACAAACCAAATAGAGCTAAAGTTTTTGCTATACTGGATGGATTTTTTGTGCCTAGTGCAATAGCTGTAGATACAACTATTTCTGGAGATTCAGATATGGCTTCTACAATATCTGTCATAAACTCTTTTGGATCATTAAGGCTTTGTAAAAATGGTTTATCTACAACCGAGTATGAATCTTCACTTGTTTTTCTAAATGCAAGTTTTCCATTTATAGTTGTAAAATCTCCGTCTGGGTAAAGACTGTAAAAGATAGCAGCCTTTTCCTCAACAGTATCTCCATACCCAACAAGCACTCTATCTTTAAAACCTAGTGGTGTAGTTAAAACATCATTTGTTACTGGGTCTACAACATAACCCTGATTTTCTTTTGTATTTTTTTGATATTCTTGGTAGCCATCAAAACTAAAACTCATTGAAATACCCCTGTCAATCCTTGAACTGTTCTGTTCAATTCTATTTTACTAATAATTCTGTACGCTTGTTTTTCACTAAAACCTAATTCTACTAACTTTCTACCATAATTTTCTATAGATTTTTGTGATTCTTCTGTATAATTATTCAGTTTATCTTTGTTTAAAAGTAAAGTTGGTTTATAATTAGGTTTATTAGAATTTGCTAAAATAGCGTTTCTGTCGGCTGCAATAAGCTCCATTTCTATAACAGATTTAATTGCACCTACAGCTTGTGAGAATGATGTAAAAGTTCCTAATATTCCTATTGCCTCTTCAGCTATTTCTCTTTCTCTATCAGTATATCGACCTGACTCATCACCTGTAATAACTCTAAGATTACGTGAAACAAACAAATTTGCTTGTGATCTAAATTGTTTTTGTGCCTCTGAACTTTGGGTATTAAAAAACTCGTTTACTCTTTGTTCGTACTCTGGCATATCAATAGCACCAAAAAATCCGCCAATTTCTTTAGCCAAAACTCCAGAAACTCCAATAGAGGCTGGTCCAAATCCCTGTAAATCTTGAAGTAAAGAGATGGATGCTCCTATATTGTTTTGACTAGCAACTACCTGTTCAGCAGCAGCTTCAACTATATCTTTTGGTATTTTACCTGTATATATGTTAGTTTTACCATTGTCGCTAAAGTTTTTTATGTTTTCAGGTTTAAATATTTCAGTTATAGGCAATGAGGTATCGACATTTGGATAAAATTCAATCTCATTTATTTTTTTTGGATCAAAACTAAAACCACCTTGTAGTTTATTTAATGCAGTTACATCTTCATTTGACAGTATATAAGTTTGAGAATCACCTTCTTGTATGTCTTTAAGTAATCTTAAACCATCGTTACCGTATGCTTCTAAAAATAAATCAGGGTTCATATTAGCTACAGCTTCTAAATTTCCACCTTGATCTGAAAGAAGTTGCTGAAATTTTTTTTGTGCTAGTTCTTCTACGTTTTGTGTACCTGGTAAAGCTAAATTTATATCCCCGTCTTTAATTGCATACACGTCACCACCTACATTCATATACTCTGTTTTTTGGGGTATATCATATACAGGGGTAAGGCTCAAGTCATCATTATTTACTGCAAAAACTGTGTTTCCAAACTGTTTAAAAGATATATCTGATTTTTCTGGTTGAAATGATTTTTTAATTTCTTCAGCCTGTAAAGCACCTCCCAAAATAGCTTGACCTATAGGTACTCCTTGAGCAATTTGTATTCCTATACTTGTTCTTGGATCAGATAAAAAATCTTGAAAATTTTCTGTAGGTGCTAAAAATCCACCTGGTTGTCTTGCAGTAGTATAAGATGCTATTGGATTTGATAAAAAACCTTTGATTCCGTTTGCCATATATATCTCCTATATTAACCCTAATCCACCTAAACCAGCACCTATCATTGTGCCATAACCACCTAAAAATGTTTCTGGTAAAGCAGAACCTGCTATAGCACCACCAAATGCTCCACCTAAAGTGCCAGGTCTATTGCTCGGTGCATTAGTAAGTGATGTAGGAAATCCACTACCAATAGGTGAAACTAATCCAGCATATTGTTGTAGTGCAGACATAGGAGCCTGTTGTCCAAATTGGAATCTTGCTATTTGATCTTGTAATTGTCTACGTGCTAAATCTTCGTAAGATGCTCCAACTCCTGCAAGTTGTCCTATTCCTCCAAAACGTCTTGCATCTATTTGTTGCTGTAATGGTGATAGTTGTCCAGCAGCAGCTAATTGTCTTGATCTTTCAGCTTGACTAAGCTGTGCAGCAATTGGTGCGTAGGCTTGAGTGATGCCTCTAGCAGCAGCTTGTTGTGCTTGAGGGCTTGTTCCAGTTCTTCCCATACCACCAAATTGTGTAGCAATGTTACCCATAACGTCAGATGTAATACCTGATCTTATTTGGTTTAAATATTGGTTTTGTCCAGCACCACTAGCAAAATCACTAATTGTGCTTCCTGCTAAGTTCATTAGTTGCGATGGTCCAGCTTGTTCTAATGCTGCAGCTTGTCCTAAATCTAATGCAGATTGGGTTTGTGTTGCAAACGGTACTACGGTACTGCCTGGAAAAAATTGTCTACCAATACCACTTCTATAAATGTTTTGAGCTTCGCCTAATATATCCTGCAAAAATGGTTCCGCAGGTGCGTATGGCTCAGTTCTTTGAGTGGTAGTTTGATTACCTCCGCCACTTGACATACTTATTCCTCCAATTTCTTTTCTAGTAAATAATGGGTCATTTTATACCCTTTTTGTTTTAATAATTTTGACCATCCTGGTCTGGCATAAGTTTCAAAGTGCGTACACTTATTATCTTTAGCCCATTTTTCAATATCGTGCAATCGGTCTTGCCAAAGTTTTCTTTGCTTACCTGTGCAGATAAATATGTTTGCTACCTTAGAATTAGGTCTTATAATAATTCTAGTTACCACTACACCTTTTAGTTTTTCTTCAGCATCGTCATCCCATACTAACCAAAGTTGATTATCACCACTTAAACACGCATCATTAACATCAGACGTATTAAAGTGATGTCCTGAATAAGCAAGAGCTTTAGTTATAGAATCTTCTACCAAGTTCCAAACTGTTTTAATATCTGTTTTAGGTATCTGTACTACACCAATCACGTAATCTCCAGGTAACTTGTAATGACGTGAAGTCTATTAGCAGTTGCAGCTTGTGCTTTTAATATGTCATCTTCGCCTAATACTAAAGTTGAGTTATGTCCACCCATACCTTGTATTGTGGCTTTAGCACTTATTGCTGCGTCTTTTAAAAACTGAAATGTAGAGCTATCATTAACTATTGTTAAAGATATACTGTCATCGTTGTTTGAATCTTCGCAAATAATTATAGACTTAACTATTATTGTAGAACCTGATGGTACTGTTATTAATGCAGTAGCATTGGTAGTTGTTAAATCTATTTTACTATTTTTATATGTGTGAGCCATCTTTTACATTCTTCCAAAATTCGTCTAGTGCGTTGTGTTCACAATTAATGCAATCGCAATCTTCTATAGGACATTGACCACTATTTCCGCAGTGACATTCGTGTTCACAATGTTTACAATTCAAGCTAGAAACCACGATACAACCTCTTGATTTTCTGTATTGTGATAACGTACTAATTGATTGGTTATATCTTCCGATACTAATTGTGATTCATACGTAGATAGCAAAATTCCTTCTAAAGTAAAAGCAGGATAGTTGTAAACATATTCTAAATTTCTTGTGCTAGTCATTAGAATCTTTCTGTTCCTGTTGGTCTACCACCACTAAAATTTTGTCCGCCTCCACCCGGTCCTGGACCACCACCTCCGTATCCAGTCATTGCTCCTTGAGTTCCTACATTACTTTGACTTGCACCACCAAAGTTTCCACCTTGATTGCCTTGACCTCCACTTAAAATAGATGGTGGAGCTGTTGGTGTAGTGATTTGTGGCATAGTTCCTGTCATTGCAGCAATATCTGCTAAAACTTGAGGATTTGTTTGTGCTGCTTCAGCCATTGCTTGAATATTTGCTGCACCTGCTGCAGTTCCAGGACTTGCTGGACTTGGGGAACCTCCAAAACTAGGTCTACCAAGTGGTCCAGGTCTAGTCATTGTTTGTGTTATATTATCTGATACCATTCCACTACCCATTAAACTACCTGGAGCTGCAACGCTTCCTGTTCCAGTTCCTGCTGTATAGTCACCTATACCATAAGGGTCAGTACCATAAGTTACATTACCTTGTTGATCCATTGTCATGGTTGAAGCCTCTGGATTCCAAGTAGTTGCACCTTCTGGTTTATTTACAAAAGCCTCTGGCTCATATTGTCCTGTTTCTTCGTTATATTTGAATTTAGTTCCTTGTGGTAAATCTACTAATCCTGCAACTACACCTAATAATCCAGGCAACATTGTATAGTTAGGAAAATTATATGCAGTTGGGTTTACTGGATCTGGTCTACCATTTCCGCCACCACCTGTAGCACTTGTTGTTCCTGTTGCACCAGTACCCATTAATCCTCCAGTACCTGCTTGGCTTCCAAAAAATTGTCCAAAAGCACCAGGTGTATAAGTTCCAAATGCTGTGCCAGTTCCTGTGCCAACTCCTGTCATAGTTCCACCCATACCAGTCATTTCTGGCATCATAAATTGGTTAGTTGCTGGATCAAAATAATTTTGTGGCACACCTTGTATTGTTCTTTCTGACGTAGGTGTATATGTAGCAAATGGACTAGATTGACGGATTTGATTTCCTAACAAACCAGTTTGTGCTTGTAATTCTTCTAAAAATGTCATTATCTATATCCTTCTTTAATTGCTTCTATGTCAATTCCTTGTGCGTCTGTCCACGTAGATGCTGCTGGAACTTGTAAGTTAAATCTAAAATATCTTGCACTTTTATGAAACGGTATGGTTCCTGTAGTGTGCATTGAACTTTCTGCTGTCGTTGACGCAGTTTCAGCTACTTTGTTTCTAAAACTCAACGAGCCCGTAGCAGATGATGTATCTACAATAGGTCTAACGTGAGTTACTAAAGACCTACTTTGTGGAAATATTTCTGTTTCTGCAGTACCTATTTCTGCTTTTAAAGTATCACCACCAAAGGATCCTAATTTATGGTCAGTGTCAAATACACCAACAGAACGTAATCCACCAGAGAACAAAGCACTATCTAACGAAACCGTAATAGCATCTATGTCGTTTGTACCTGATGCAGGGTAATCATCTAATTCTTCTAATGTATATCCTGCTGACAAGAAATCTATAATAACTTCGTGGTCTATTTCAACTATTGACCAACGATTACTAGCTATATGGTAAATTAATATTTTATCGTTTTGCGTACTTGAGTTATTACCTGTAGCAGATGGGTAAGACCACATTACTAGTTTGTTTTCGTGGTCGTATGATGCTCTTACTCTTTCTCGTAATGATTGTTTTAAATCATTATAAAAAAAACGGTCTACTTTGTTAGCACCAATAGGTTTTGCAGCAGAACCATCTGTAACATAAAAACCATCCTCAGATAAGAAGTAAACTAAATTACCAACCTGAATTACGTTTTTGCCTTGTACAGCTCCTCTGTTATCTTCAACACGCCTAAAAGAAAAAATAACATTACCACCACGATAATCCATTCGTGTAATTCTATTTTCTTGAAATATCAATCCGTATTGTCCACCAGTAACACCTGTAATTACTCCGCCTTCAGGTAATGTTTCTGAGTCAGCTTGATTAGTACCTGCTGTCCAACTTGTTGCACTGTTTACTGCTGACCATTGTACTTTGTTTTGTGCAGACGGTTGAAACCCTGTGACTACAAAGTTGTTTACAACTGCAGCGTGTCTAAATGTTGGAGGTGAACCTCCTAATGCAGCAAAGTCAGATGATGAATCTAATGTCCAGGCTTGAGGTGCATCATCACCATTAAATGCTATAACAACTTCACCAAACCTTATAAAATCCCAATAAAAATTATCTGAGAAACTAAATGTCGTTCCACCACTTTCATCTACAAAAGCATTAGATGTTAATTTATATAGCTTGGTTGCGTCACCAGCAAATATACTAACTACGCCACCATCAGATTTAAACGACCTAGCTCCTTGACATCTTGCTGTTAGTGCATTGCTTGAAGTAACAGCTATGTTCTGAAAAGGTCTATAACTGTTAGCAGCAGGAAATACATTTAAGGCTTGTGTAGTGCCAGGATTTACGTGATCTGGTAGGTCTGGTAGCCATTCTCCAAAAGGTACTTGCATTATCTTACGTTATCAAAATTGTTAATGTTAATTCCTGTTCTTTGTACTAAAGGCGAACCATTATATTTATCTTTGCTATCAGCAATTTCTGCTTGTTGTAATGCAGCCTCATATTGACCTTTAAATTGTGCAACGGTTTGTGGGTCCATTCCTCGTAAAAATGTAGAACCAAAATATAAAGCACCAAATAAATATATATCAGGATAGTTTGTTAAAATATGATTAGTTGCTGTAGATGAACTTATAGGGTCAAATGCTTTGTAATAACTTAATCTAGCAGTGTACGTAGAATCTGGTACAGGACTAAACCTAAAGTTTGATCCTTCAATAGAGTAGCCTCTTGGTTGTCCAGAACTGTCTGAGCCTGTTGTTTCAGCTTGATGAAACGGTGTCATTAATACTAATGTTCTATCAGGATTAGGACTTGTTAAAACAAAACTTCGTACTTTTAAAAACCCAGTAGGCAAAGCCTCTGTAGCTGCGTCTATTGAAAAAGAAGCATCTACTGTTTCCATTGGTCTTATTCTTAATCTACGATTAAAGTCAGCTTCTGTTAAATCTATAAAGTCATCTATTTCAGAAGTAAGATCATCTCTTGCTAAGAAGTTTGCTATTGCAGTTTTTAAGTTTGCATAATTATCTAAAGCCATTATAATTTCTTATCTCCTGTTCTAAAAAACATATACTCATTACTGTTTACCATTTCCCTAATAATGTTTTTTTGTTGTTCACTATCAAGTTTGTAAAAGTTAGAGTGACCAAATCTTTCTTTGGTTTTTACTTTTAATGCAATCACAGGTATCTGTGCTATGCGTTGTAAATCACCTGTTTGTGCTTCAGGTATATGATTACGAAATGTTTTATTTTGTTCTAAGATAGGGGTTGTATCTTGTCTACTTCTTACAACAAGTTTTCTAGTACCCCTATCAATGTGAATTTGTTGGTTAGGATTATAAATATCCTCCATACTATAACTCCGTTAAAGTTACATCGTATGCGTCTATTAAAACTCTCCATCCATAAGTTGAACTCATATATACAAGACCAATACCAGTATTTTCTGTAGTTAATGTTAGGTCTGCAGTACCACCTTGTATTTTTAAACTGTTTCTTGCAACTGTTAAGTTGTTGTTGTCAAATGACGCTGTTGAATCAAGTATGTGTATTTCATCTCCGACTGCAGGTGAAGCAGGAAGTGTTAATGTCCAAGCACCGCCAGATGTGTCAGCAAGAACTCTATCTCCAGCTACTGCTGTATAGTTAGCAGTTTTGGCTGTCCATCTTTTTAATGCTCCATTTAATGCACCAGTTGTAGTTATAGAATCAATGTATGCGTCTTTAAAGTACAAAGAGGAAGTACCTAAGTCTACATCTGAGTCTGTTTCTGGTGCTAATACGCCATCAGCTAAAGTTGCTTGTACAGTTCCTGCAGTTCTAAAACTAAATTTATCAGCACCGTGATCGTAATAAATTTCACCCGAGTTTACAGATGCGTTATCACCAAATTGTATAATACCTATATTATCTGCATTACCTGTAATAAAAATACCTGGTCTAGTATCATCTTCAGTACGTATTGGTGCTAGTGAACTATTTGTTGAATGATTTACAGCATCTCTAACTACGTGCAATTTAGCAAGTGGTGTAGCTACGTTTACCCCTACACTTACAGGTATGCCTTTAAATATATTTTCTACTGTGATTTTTTTAGTAGCACTAGCATCTGCATCTACAATAGGTAACGAATCACCTGATGCTGTTGTTGTTAATGCTGTCAAATCACTAATCTTACTGTCAGCCATTTTTTATCCTCTTTTTAGTTTGTTTTTTTCTTTGGTTGTTTTTTTTAAGTTGTTCAGAACTTTTTTCTCTTTCTTTAAGGATTTTACAAAGTTCTTCAAAGCTCTTTACTATGGTCATCTACGTTTGCCTTGACCACGATATTTTTTAAAATCTTGTTTCTTTTTTTTATTCATTGAACTTGTTTTGGGGTTACGACCTAAAGAAGTACCATTGTGTGTAGCTTCGTGTTCGTTATAGGCTTTCCACTTTTTTGCCACTAATTTGAAATTGGAGTATCTGTTTCATAAGAAACACCGACTCCTTGTTCTAAAATAATATTATCGCCACCTTCTTTTAATAGGTAAGTTAAATCTTCTAGTAATACCGCATCATTAGGCACATCTGTCCTACGGTTACGGTAACGATCCTGACTTCGTATTGAAAAAAAAGCTGGTTTCATTATTGGGTAAGTTCAGTTACTCTTGATGTTCCAGTAGTAGAACCTACTCTTAGTACAGCTACTTTACTTGCTGGAGCCACTCTAAAATATTCTACAGTAAATGCAGGTACAATTAATGATGATGAACTTGCAGTAGGTGAACTACCAAATTCAACATAAGCATCTACAGTTGTTACAATTCTTACTTCTCTAGTTTCCGATCCAAACGCACTTGACGCAGCAGAGGTTGAACCTGCAGCTACTGTCTGTGTAGTTGACGGTTTAAATGTTGTTGGAGCTTTATTCATTTGTTTTCCTTCTTAGAATTATTCTAAAGTAAGGGAGCCGAAGCTCCCCTACTAATTAGTATTATTGGTTAATATCTAAAATGATACCGTGTGCGGCTTCATTTCGTACTTCCAATGTGTACTCAACTAAAAGTTGTTTCTTTTCAGAGTCACCAGTTTTGGCAAGATCTTGAATTTGGAAATCTCTTAGGTAAGCAGCAGCTAACATATCACGCTGTAGGATGAATACATCTTTAGCGTCAGTAGTAGCCATTACTCTGTTTGGTACAATACGAAGATCACCAAAGTCTGAGCTATAAACGTCAATAGCTGCATACTCTGTTTTATCTCCTGCAGGACCAAAACGAGTTGTATTAGCATTAAAACCAGATATTACTTGTTTTACTGATGGTGGACATACTAACATATCCATTTCTCCACCTGAAACGTAAACTTCTTTAATAACTGTTTTTAGAATTGCTTCAGTTAAATCTCTGTCTGTACCTGAACCAGGTAAGTCAGTACCAGAACCAGTAGAAAGTGAACCACTTGTTCCAGCGTCACCGTTAGTTTTTAACCAAGTAGGAATAGATCCTAGCTCTCTAGCGGCAGTTGCTGAACCAGCAGCTTGAACATTCGGCTCGATAATATCGAACTCCATATCTTTCTTTAGTTCTTTTGATTTTTTAGCAATCTGGTAAGCCATTTCGTCAGCTCTACCTGCTGCATCTACAGCAGATTGTGTACCAGAAAGTGCAATTACTTTGTCAGAAATTTGACAATAGTTAAATGCTCTAGTCGTTGCAGTCATAGCATCAATAGTTGCGTCATCACCTTCAATAACTGCGTTAGTTGCAGGTGTAGCAAGGCTATCTAGTTGCCATTCGTGCTTTGTTGATTTTGCGGTTGTACGAGGTATTGCACTTAAAATTGGGGTATCCTCTGGAGAAACATTATAGATTACATCTACTAAATCCTCTCGAATACCTACAGTTTCAAATGTATCGTACAAGTTAGTTGGTTGTGCCATTACAGCCTCCTTCTTGTTATACTAAACTACGAAACAGTTTAGCTGCATCTGCAACCTTACCAGTTTTACGTAGCTTTGAGAGTTGTTGACGTCTAACTTCCGCTTGTTGTTGACCTTTTGATTTTGACACACCACCTTTTACAACTTTAGGAGCATTGACCGCTTTCTTTTTAATTTCTGGTTTAGCTTTTTGAAGATTACGATAATTCATCGCATCTCTAACAAGTAAAACATATCTGTGGTCATAAACAGAATCAATCTCTTGATTGTTAAAGCCAACTGATGAAAGATAATTCCTCATTTGTTTTTTAAACTCGGAACTCTTTTCAGGATGATTCATCTCTGGTACTTTAACAGATAACTGTTTCTGTTGTTCTTCTAAGTATTTAGAAAACTCTTGAGTTTGTAACTCTTGAGTTTGTCTTTGCACTTGCTGTAGCTGTTCGTTTTTCTTTCGCATTTTATGCTCTAGTCTGGCAGCTTCGGCAGGATCTTCTTCGTATAGTTTTTCAAAGTCAATCTGTGCATATTCTTGTTGTAATTGAGATTGTGCAGCTTGATTAAGTTGGTCAAGTTTTGCAAGTTTCGTTTCAACGTCTTTTTTTGATCGTTCTACAAAGTCACTTGACTGTTGTTTTTCAGCAGCAAGTTCCTGTGTTTTACGAGTGTAATCTGCATTTCGTTGATACCCTTGAATTAACTCATCTTGGGTCACCTCATAGTCTGTACCATCAATGGTTACAGTGTAAACAGGCTCCTCAGAGTTTTCTTGTATATCAGTCGACTCAGATAATTCTTGCCCCTCTTCGTAAGATGATTCTTCGATTGGAGCATCGGTTATTTGTGAAGATTCTTCAATTGGCGTATCCACCTCTTGAGTTTCTTCTGGTGTAGATTCAGCTTGTGCTTCTTCTACTGGTGTATCGGCAGACTTATCTCCAGTCATCAGACCTTTGATTAGGTTTCCTGCTTCGATAACATTAGTTGATTGGCTATCAGCCATAACAACCTCCTTGTTAAATGTTACACTCCCTTATGGGTTGGTGTATTCGATTTAAGTCGAATTCTTTTTAAGCTGTTGGATTTGTTGTGCAGCGAGTTTGCCTGTGTCCATTACGGTACGAAAGTGGTTTTCCACTTTGTCAGTAAGGTGATAGGCTAACCATAAGACTTTTCTTTCTGCATCTTCATTGTGCTTTGTTTGTATTAAAGCATCTTGATACTCTTTTTTTAAGAGTTCAAACGCCTCTTTAAACAATGGTTCATCAAGAAGTAATTTGGCTTTTTCGCCTCTTGATACTTCTTTACTTAGATTGGTTTTGTCCATTAGTTACGTTTTGCATGATTTGTTGTGCTTGGTCAAGTTGTTTATCAATGCTTTTTTGAGCTTGTTCTCTTATCTTGCCTTGCTGAACTAAATCTTCTTTTGCAAGTGCTGCATCACGCCTTATTTCAGCTTCATTAATTTTTGTTCCGTATTGTAGCTCAAGTTCTTTAATTCTAGTTTCAAACTTCAGTATCATTTCTTGATAGCCTTTTTCTAATTCTTTTATTCTAATTTCACTATCTATTTGTTTCCTGTAGTTCTCACCTTGAACTTGTAATTGAGATACTTTCTCAAACTCTGTTGGTTGTGGTGGCTGTGGTGGAGGCATTTGTTGCATACCTACATCAGGGTCTGTAAAGAACAGACCAGCATTTTTTAATCCAGCGTTTTCTACAATTTTTGCAAGTGTGTTGTAGATGTTTCTAAGATTCACCATTGGACCAGCAGGAGTACCTTGTAACTCCAATGCTTTTAATTGAGTTTGTAAAATATTGTTTAGGATTGCAAGTTGTTGATCTCTTGATCCTGTACCTAAACCCACGTTAATTGAAATGTTGCAACGATTACGCCACTCCATTGGTCTAAATGGTACGAATGTATTTCTAATTTTAATAATACGTTCTTTATCTTGATGTTTAACCACCAATTCAAATATCTTTGTAAACATATCTTTAACACCTGTTTCGGCAAAGATACGTGCAATCAACTCAACCCTCATTTGAGCTTGGGTTAATATTACATTAACACCAGTTGCTGTTTTGTTTAGAGAGTCAGCATCCATGCCTTGTGAGTATCTTGTTATTCCTGTACGTTGTTCTCTTACTGTGTCAAGATATTCAAGGAGTGGAAATGCTTGTTGATTAATAGTTTGTGTTTGCATTGGCATCATAACTTGACCTGGAGAACCTTTAGTTCTT